GAAATATTAATTTTTTCATAGAAGTAAGTTATCGATAAGTTGTTCACAAACCTTTTTAAGTGCTGTTGAAACTCCTGCTTGTGAAAACTGACCTCCCTGATCTATGATTAAAGTTGCAGTAGAGATGTCTTTGGCTTGACCTTTTGCCTCAGTTGTTTTAATTATTTTACCATTTTCAATTAAATAAGCTTTAGCTATAACTACAGTTATGCTTAAATTTTTACCAAATGCACCTAACTGTACATTATTTTTTAATACATCAAAATATACTATTTCTACTTTAATACTACGAGAAGATGCTTCATCTAGATCCCATCCTTTATCTTGGATTGTTTCTTCTAGTATGTTTTTAACCCCAAAAGCTAAATCTCGGTTGTTAGCTAAAGGACCAAGTATAATTTTATTTTCTACTCCCTCAATTCGTATAGTTTCTTGACCATAAAGGTTCATGCTTAAAAATAAAGCAAAAAACAAATATAATAATTTCATTTTAACTTAGGTTTAAAGTTAAAACAACCATTATGTAACAATAAGAAAAACTAGGGGAGGGAAAAAACGTGTTATTTGCTCATAAATATAAAAAAGAGGGGCAAATTACGCCCCTCTAAAAAATGTAATCTAAAAAATATGGTTAATTATACTTCCAGATATATCCACCTGCAGATTTACCTTTGTTTTTTAGACATTTGCTTATATCCGAAGGGTAAATGTTAAGGGTTTCACCTGCTAGTTTAGTACTAGTCCATGTTTTTATAAAATCTCCACTTTTAGAGTATTGAGAAATGGGTTTACATAGATTTTGGGAAATATTATATTTGCTTATTTCTGAATGTTTTAGTCCTAGTCTTTTAATTCTTTTTAATTCACAAGTTTGAGCAGATTGTTTTTTACCTAGTAGTGCTTTACTTATTTTTTGTTTTGATTCTTCACTATATTTAATCCCAATTCTGGAATGGCTAATTTTGTTTTTGGATTCAAGGGTATGCTTAGGAGTACCTTTATCAACACCCCCACCTCCTTCATTTTTATTAATTAGATTAAACCCCCAAACTTTAAATTGGCTTATCCAATATTTTTCCCAAAATCTCCAATTTTTAACTTCTTCGATTAATTCAATTTGAATTTCTTTTCCTAACTTTCTCTTATGGTTATTTAATCTCCCTTTAAGGGGTTGGGAAGTTTCTCCAATATAAAATGGAATATTATCTCCTTTATGAAGATAATAAATTTTTATAGTAGTATCCATAATAATTTTTAGTAAAAAATAACTCCCCACCCGAAGGTGGGGATAATTTACGTTTTTTAATACTTACGCATGGCAAGCCACACAATCCTCTAATCTTGAAAGAGTATCACCTCGTAAAACCGACTCAGTACGCATATAATATAATGTTTTGATTCCTAATTTCCAAGCTGCTTTGTGAACTTCTGATATATGTTTGGGAGAATCATTAGGATCAAATGTTAAATTAAGAGAAATAGCTTGGTCAACGTAAGGATAAGAAACAGCAGTTTGTTGAATAATACCTAACTGGTTGATTTCTTTAAATGTTAAGAACACTTCTTTTTCCTCTTGTGTCAAGATATAATCTGGCAATCCTAGTACAGATCCTTGATCTTTTAGGATTTGATCCCAAACACTATCAATGTTATAGCCTTTAGTCTCTAGTAGTTCTTCAAGAATTCGGTTTTTCTTGATAAACACCCCTTTAGCGGTTTTAAGGTTGTAAACATTTGCTGGAATTGGTTCTACTGAAGGAGATACACCACCTGAAATGTGAGCATTACTTACAGTTGGAGCAATTGCAATGTGATGAGAATGTCTTAAGCCAGTTCCTTTACACCATTCAGGTTCACCCAATTCAATTGCTTGTGCTTTAGAAGCTTTAATTGCTTCCTCGTAAATAAATTTAGAGATTTGTTTACGTAAAGCAGAAGAAGCAACGCTTACAAACGGTAATTCTTTGGTTTGTAACAATGTATGCCATCCTAGTACCCCAATACCAATTGCTCGGCCTTTAATTGCAGATCTAACGGTATTTTCCATGAATTTCATGCCCTTAGCGCGGTCAATAAATTCTTGCAATACACCATCCAAAAACCAAGTGGATAGTTCAGGCAACGACATACCATTTTCAAACCTGTAGTCTTTCCATTCATCCCAACGTGCCACGTTTAAAGAAGATAAACAGCAAATGAAGGAATGCAATTCATCTGTGTACAAGGAAATTTCGCTACAAATATTGGTCATTGAAACCTTTAAATTGTTTTGCTTGTACGCCTCAGGATTAGCATTATTTACATTATCTTCGTACATAATGTAGGGTTCGCCAGTTTCAAGTCGAGTTTTTAGAATTTCGCCCCACAATTTTAATGCTTTAGGTTCTTTGTTTTCAACATCGTCCATAAACTTATCATCAATTACAACGCATTGATGTAGGTTCAAACATTGTCTGTTAACATCACCTTTTGGACGTCTAATACCCAAAAACTCTTCAATATCTGGGTGATGTATTGATAGATTAACAGAAGAAGCACCTCTTCTAACTGAACCTTGGTTGGTTGCTAGAATAGTGGAATCAAATATTTTAGCCCATGGAACTACACCTTCGGATGTGCCATTGTCTTTGATTGCTTTACCTCTACCTCTAATACGAGACATGCCTACACCAACTCCTCCACCTTGAGAGGATAATCTCATTAGTTCGGAATTTGCTCCAGCAATACCTTCAATAGAATCTTCTACATCAATGCCGAAACAAGAAATGGGCATCCCGCGTTCAGTACCTAAGTTAGAAAGTACGGGAGAGGCTAAGCAAAGCCAGTTTTTTTCAATTGCCTCATAAAATAAAGGCTGTAATTCTCGTTTACGAAGTCGTCTTGCGGCTGCTTTACTTACTCGAGTAAAAGCCTTATAAACATCTTCTCCAGGTAAAAGATATCCTTTAGAGATAATGCTAATTGCAATATCGTCCATCCAATTAGGATATGATTTACCCTTAACCCATTTGCTGGTGTCTACTTGTGTGCTCATGTTTTAGTGTTAATTAATAAATTATAAATCTGACCAGTCTCCAGTTGATTTGGAGTAATCCGTAACTCTATTTGCAAAGAAATCCTGATGGGTTTTACCTGAAGTTAAGTGACCAAACCATTCCATTTGTTTTAATAGTGATGGGTCAATATCATTATAAACTGGGTTGTATCCAAGTTCTTTCATTTTATCGTTTGCTCTTGCTTTGATAAAGTTCTTGAGTTGTTCTTTATTTAAACCTTCAATTTCACCCATTTCAAATGCTTTATCGATAAAATCAAATTCTAGTTTAACAGATAAGTTACATGCCTCAATAACGTTATTTCGCATTTCTACGGTATTTAACTCGGGACTTTCCTGCATCAACGTACGGAACAGCCAACAGCCCGCTGTTGAGTGTAGCGATTCATCTCGCACCGACCACTCGACAATTTGACCGGTTCCTTTAAGCATATTGCGTAGTTGGAACGACATCAAGATTGCAAAAGAGGAAAACAAATTTACACCTTCAGTAAAAGCAGAAAAAATAGCTAATGCCAATGCTTTTTCCTCTAGTGTTTCGGAAGGAGTTTCAAGTAAACGCTCAATTTTGTTACGTGATGCTTCATCTTCCATAAATGCCTGGAAGTTGTCTAATCCAAGTTCATCGTTTAATCTAGCATAAGCTTCAGCATGGATTGCTTCAAATGCACCAAATGAACTAGCCATAGCAACAACTTCAGGTTTTGGGAACCATTGTGAAATTTTACTTGACCAGTAATCGTTCACGTGTACTTCAGTTTGAGCAAAACTTTTTAAAATATTTCCGATTAGGTTTTTTTCACTTTCATTTAAATTTAATCTCCAGTCGTTCAAATCTGAGGCTAATGGTACCTCATCTGCAAGCCAGTGTGCTCTATGTTGGTTTTTATAGTATTCAAATGCTTGTGGGTACTCAAATGGCTTATAAAAATGACGGGGTTCTGTAAGTTTGCTCATATTTAATATATTGTTTAGTCGTTTAGTTCAAAGAATTTCTTCCTTAATAATTCTTTATCGTAGTTATCTACATTGTCAAAAGGATTAGATTTAGATTTGGGGGATGGTTTGTCTTCTTCATCTTGGTCGTGGTATTCTGTTACCTCAAAATGCCCAGTTGAAGTATCGGCATTTACCATGAATGTTAAACCATCTGCCCCGTATCTATTTTTCATAATATGGAACCGTCCTGTGCCATTTACTTTATCTTCTTTTTTTCTCGAAAGAGATATTGCAAAATCAGTAATCATCATTTTATCATATGATCCTGCTGCTTTATCCCCTTCAATAATTTTATCTTGCGCACCAGATCTATTGACTTGTGAAACAGACCAAATTGGTATGTTCAATTGACGAGCCAGTCCTTTGGTGCTTTGATAAATATCATCGATTTCTTCCTTACGCTCACGATTCTTTTTCTTGGAAGACAACAAATCCACATAATCTATTATAACAAGATCAGGTTTAACACCTAGATCTGAGCACTTGCTAATATGGGATTCAATTGTGGAAATCGTAGCTTTACCAGTAGGAAATTCTTTTATAATAAGTTGTCCTGGTAATTGGGGAATTAATTCCTCTATTTTATGCTTAAAACTATCAATTTTAGTAACCGAAATTTTAGAGAAAAATGCATCATATCGTTTACCAACATAATTTTCTCCTAGTTCTAGAGTATAGTGTAAAACATTATATCCTAACTTTACGGCATATCCCCCCAGGGCTACTAGAGACCAAGATTTTCCACCTCCTGGATTGCCAAATATAAGGCCAAAATCTCCATTTCCCAGTCCGCCCTGGAGTAGATTGTTAATAAGTTCCCAAGGCGTGGGTATAGTAGCTCTTGAGTCTTCTCTATAGCGATCTTCAATATCTTTAACATATTCGTGTCCTAAATTTTTATCATTACCTGCTTTTAAAGCATTATCTACTAAATTTCTAATACCATCAAAGTCTCCAGCCTTAAGTAAATCAACAGATGTTAATAGCGCTTTCTTTAATTGTTGGTTTTTACAGAAATTTGTAAACTCTTCCTGCACATATTGTAAATCTATATCTGAGGAAATATAAGCTTGTTTAAGTTGATCTTTGATCGATATCTGCAGTACCTCATTTTCTACTTTTTGTAATTCAATTTTAAGAATTTCTAGAGTAGGAACTGTATGGTACTTATCAAAGTAATTTAAAATCTCACCAACACACCATTTTACTGCTTGATTGTCAAAATATTCATCCGAGATAATGTCATGGATGTTTATTAGAAATTCTTTATGTGTTAATAGAGAGGATAATACCTTAATTTGAAAATCGTGTCCGTACTGTGATAAGCTTGAAAGCGTCATTTATTTTTGTAACCTTTAAAATGTAAGAAATTATCCTTCAACCAATAATCTACGTTTTTAATCATACCACCCAACTTATCTTCCTCGTACATTATAGTAAAGTTCTTAGAATTAAGTTCAGGTAGATCAGATTCAACCATATTGTTAATATAAGCTATGTCTCGTTCATCTACCATTGGTTTTGACAAATCCATAATCTTATAATTGGTCTCTAATCGTCTTTGATCTTGTAATATTCTTGAATATACTACATGGTCTTTAAATTTCCTAGCCGAGATTTCAAATATATCATCTAAAGTAAGTGGTTGAGTTTTTAGCTCAGGGAATTTTTTAAATATACCTTTATCACCCAATCCTTTAACTCCTTGCACTTTATCGGAAGCATCCCCAAGTAGTGTTTTATAAAGAATAAAATTTTCAGCTAGTACATCAAATTTTTCTACTACTGTTTTAGGGCTGTAATATTCCTTTTCCATTGGACGATATACTACAACTTTATCATTTACTAGTTGAATAAAATCCTTGTCTGAGGAAACTATGAATACTGTGGAATTGTATTTTTTAACCAAATCCATAGATA